TTATGAACTCTCTTATTGCACAAGATACCGGGGTTTTTGCCCAAGTTATAGTGAAAATGGAATTCTTTGAACGGATCGCCGTCTGAAGTTGGAAGGATTCGGATCGTTTGATCACCCTCTTCCGGACGCCACTTAGTAGAGTCCTGTTGTTTTCTCCCACCGTTGCGGGAAAGTTCGAGCTTTGCTCGCATTGCATCTAGATTTAAAGCCATATTATTATCTCCTTAAGTTAATGGTCATTATTGGGGATTCACCCTAAAGTCAAAGAGTTTAATCTCACTCTCTGCTGTCTTATATATTATAACCTATTGGTTATCATTTGTCAAGTTATTTTTCATTAAATGTGAAAAAAGAATGTCTCTGTATTCTCCAAGTTTGGAAATTTTTGTCCCGGGATTTCTTGGCCGATAGCGATCTAGAAAGATTCGCTTGATATCGTTACCCTCTGCTCCTGTGAGATCCTTTACTTGTTCCCAAGTTAAGAATGCCTGTTGACTCTGCGATGAAATCTCATAGTTGAAATTCCAAAGATTGCCACCTTGATCATACCATACGGTCTGTCGTCCATCGGAGACCCACTTGCCGACCTCTGCGGCAAACAAGTAGACTCCATTTTCTTTCTGTCCTGCTACCAGAACCTTGTCTCCGACATAAGCTTTTCCGGCCTTGTTATCTTTGCCGATGATATTGTGCTTATGTGATATATCGACATCATTGATTGAGGACGCCCTCACTGAGTATCTATCAGTATAAGGGAATACTGTCGTATATTTGCTTGGTTGCTTACTGTACACTTATTACTCCTAAGTTTGTTTCTAGGTGCTTGCCTAGGTGATTGACTTGTCGAGAAGGGATAGAGGCTAATATTGATTTTATTAAATCTATTCCGTCCTCGGACATTGCTTCGATGGTGTCATATACCTTTGAAGCCTTGTTGATGGTGATTTGACCTCCGGAAGACTGCCATGCTACCGCATCAGCTAATTCTTCGATTGCAAAGGTTAAATCGCTACTTTCCTCAATTGTCTCAGTGACTTTAGATTGCTTCACAGAAGACCTTTGGGATTCATATTGCTCTACGATCTTTTTAAACTCCGTAGCACACAGTTGTTCTATTTCATCACCAAACTCTATTTGGGTTTTAATGTGATTAATGACAAAGTCATCATCAGATTCTGATTTAAAGAACACTGCTTGGCGAATGCTCTTGTAGTCCAACGGTGAAGCTTTAATAATACTAATTGTCTTACCTCGCTTCTTGCGGACGCCAATGTTAAGAAAGCCTGTTGTAAGTGCCTTCACATCGTTTCGGTATACATTTATACCGCATTTAGATAGTTTTGATTGCTCAAGTGTTGGATTGACGATCCAACTTCTAACTTCAATGTTTCCTGCCGCATTGGTAGCGGAGCTATAGCTGACTTTATTGAAGATGTCAGCGGTTGGTATCCTATGCCATTCTCTTTTGTCGTTGCTGTCCACGTAAGAGACTACCAAGTTAAGAGGGTGGCTTTTAAGAAAGTGTCCATACCTCTCTGCGTAATGGTTCTGAAGTGTATTGTAGAACCTTCCGGACGAGGTCCCATACTTACCCCATGACTTGATCTCAGGTAATATAGTAAAGGTGCAATTCGACTCGCATTGAAAGAATTGTTTTACTATGTCCTCATGGTCTTGCAAGGACTCCGGTATGTTTTCGCCGTCGAAGTAATCCATTGTTGGATTGGCAAACTCTTCTTGAGTCGTAAAGCGCCATATTGAATAATAGGCGTTGCCATTGTGCTTTGTCAAGGTTATCCTTGTATCGGACAGCTTATAGAACAACTTGGAACCCAAGCCGGCCATTGAAATACCACTTGCGTCTTTCGGTTCATTGTGGAAAGTATGGTAATTATCGCAGAAGATTTCTTCTGGTATGCCTGTTCCGGTGTCTGCTGTGACGATTCTATTGTTAAATGAATCTACAATCACCCACACCTCGTTGGCATCATATTGAATTGAATTGTCTGTCAATTCTTGGCAGATGTGTACACCGGTTACAGACCGATCTACTGTTGTTGCGTAGCGATACGCATTAAAGATTTCTCCATTATGTTCAAGCATTATTCCTCCAAGACTACTTGTATAATATGGGGGAGTTTAAGAGCACTCCCCCGTTGCTCATATATTAATATAACACGTTACGAGATTTTGTCAAATGAATATTTAACATTACTTTCAGTAATTTGACCTTGAATAGTGTTGTGGTTAAACACTCGATATCCGTTAGCCTTGATATCATAAACCACTTCTTCTCCTTGAGAAAGTCGAGGGGGCTTACCAGTACCACGGAATGATTGTGGAATGTCGGCACCTTTGACAAAAGTCATGGTTCGTGCTTGACCGTTACGCTTGGTAAAGGTTCCTGTGTATGTTGTGTATTGATTCATTGTTCCTCCTGTTGTATGTAATGAGTCATTTGTATCGCGTGACAGAAGCTTTGAGCGTACTCTGTCGTATACATTGCGAATGATGTTTTGCATGATGTCTCCTTTGTCTCCATCATAGTTTTGATCTTTTGGATCTTTTTATCATTAGACTTTTCTGTCTTATTGATATTATAAATATAACACGTTTCAGTGATGTTGTCAAGGGGAAAGAGTAACTTTTCTTCACTTTTTTCTGCATTGACCACTGAGAGGGTTCTTATGCGAGAGATGGTACCGGGTTCCAATTTACAGCCCATAAGAGGCTCAGTGTTAGCGTATATATTCAAGTAATGGATCATTGAGGCTAGTGTCTCGTTGATCTTGTTATTTGCTTCTGAGAATGGTATACCACCGAGCATCTCAAGGATACTTTTATTTGAAACCAAGTATATGGCCTCGAACAGACCACATCGGGCATACTGCTGTAATACGCCCATGACGACCTTCTCTCTCAACTTCGCCTGTGTTGACATGAACATTGGGTCGGCCGACACATGAACCACATTGATTCGTTTGTCTTTGACTTGTTCAAGGATGGCAAGCGAACAAGCAGCTAAAGTGCTTGCTCCCGCCACGATAAACCATATCTCATCTTCATCGATATCAGCAATATCGGATAAGTCTGGTGTATTCTCTTCGTAAGCTTCAACAGATTCTTGAAGTGGGATTTCTTTCCCCGCTTCCAGTGAAACAACCTCATATTGAGGCCACTGCTCGAACTGTCTTGCTATATTGGCACCAGCGGTGCCTAAACCTATTATTACCATGAAAACTCCTTTAATTCGCCCATGTTTTTGCCTATCTTAACGCCAACCTTGAACTTGCCAAGTGTTGTGTCAGCAAATAGCTCTCTGATTTGAGGCAAAAGCTGTCTGTCGCTGTGGTCGAGGTCAATAACAACCGAATCGTGAATGGCAAATGCCACCTTTGACCGCTTGTCTCTCAAAAAGCGATGGATTTGATTGACCTGAGTCATGCAGTTGTCCGAAGACGAGCTTTGGAGTAAATAGTTGAGAGCGTGGAAGTCATCTGAAGGGATCTCTCTCCCGAATGGCGTGTGTACGCACCCACCCCGGTAGCAGGAGGTAAGGATAGACTGGCGGTCATAGTAACGTTCGGTCAAATAGTCCTCCGAGTTGGGGTTATAGAGCCATGCAAAGAATCTTTCTTTGGCCTTCGCTCTTGTGGTGAGATCTCGATAGATGCTCTTCATGTGAAATTCGTGGATGTCTTCTTGCGGCTGCTCTTTCTTTGTTAAAGACAGCAGGGTTCGGATCTCGGCTCCATTGTAGTCGAATTCAACAAACCAATCGTTCTTTGGAAGCAAAATGCCCTTATGTTCTGTTTTGAGATTCATAATAGGAAACGAGTCGGGTTGAGTCGCCAAACGTCCCGTTATTGCTCCAAACAAGTTGTAATTAACAAATGTTCTCGCGGGATCAAAGCGTTGCACGATAGAACGAGCCTTGGGATCATTGACGGCGAGATCATTGGCCAATTCCCAATCTATTTTAAGATTCTGTTGAGCAATCTCTCGGCAGGTCTCATGTGTCCGAGACAAGAAATTATAATTCTTTGGCTTTGGAATCTCATTGAATACCCATTCGCAGACAAGATTCTTAACGTCGAGATAAGCTCTCAACTGCTGCTCCGGAACCATATCAAACAAGCAAGCGCCCGAGACATCAATCTTCGCATTTATGTGCGATTTGATTTGTGCTTTGACTTTTCTTTCGTGGGTTTCGAGTCGGTTTTGTAAGTGTTCGGGGCAAGCCTTAGCAAGCGTTTTACCGCCACTCCACACATGTGCATAGTCATAATTGTGACCAAGGAGATGAGGAGACCAATCCCAAGTCCCACGCATAGCATTAGGAACCCGGTCATATACAAAGGTCCCGTTGACATAAATTCCATAGCATCCTTCCTTTTCATCAATGACTTGAAATGACATTCTCTCTCCGTTTTATATAATATAACACGTTTAGAACTTTTGTCAAGTTTTTTCTTTTAATAACCACCCATTGTTGGATCGGGGAGTGACGTTGGTATAGCATCGGGACTTCTGAGTGCTTCTATTCTGTCCTCGGCTGCTTCCTCGGCCGCTTGGAGTTCTTTCTTGAGTTCGGAGCGCTTTCTATGATCGTATACTGTTCCGGACTTAAATTTATAAAGCGAGCGATATTGCTCATTTACATACTTCATTGCTTCGGCTGGTCCGAGAGCCTTGTAGAAATACTTAAGCTTTGTTATCACTCGGGCCAAATCTGACTTTTTGAGAGGCATTTCCTCTTCAATGTTTCTAATTTGAGCATAAAGTACATGAAAAGTGACCGGTGAAAGGCGTTGATTGGCATTAATGGTTGTGGTGGTCTCTCTGTGCTTTATTTTGTTTTTAAGTGATCGATCATTGCAAATAAATGTCTTTTTGTAATAAGGGTTGGCACGAACATAATTGTTGTATCCTTCGACCAAGATTGCTTTAAGAGTCTCCAACTCAAAGTCAACAACTGTTTGGTATTGGTTATCGAATAATTGTGTTGGGTTATCAAAACCTCGCGCTAGCATGTATTCCATCATCGCCGGAGACCTTAGGTCGGCGACCAAAATCCAAGGAGCATTGTGGGAAATTGAAAATCCGTGATATTTAGCGACATTGGAGTAATAGTTCCACTCTTTGGCGCTAATAAACAAATCATATTTTGGACGGTCATCATCAATGGGCAAGCCGGCAATGTCAATTGCCAACCCGCTGGTAAATATCGAAGAGTGTTTGCTTCGATGCCATGCGGTAAAAGTGAGAGGGAACTGAGCACCCATTAGCTTAGAGAATGGGAGAATGTTCTTCCAATAATCATCAAAGTTCAATACTGGGGTGTGGCTCTCGACACTTGGTAGATACTCGTTGTTATACTTTGAAATCACAAATGACATATAGGCTCGGTAAAGCTTGATTGGCGAATTGTAGGCTCTGGTTATCTCAAGAGAGTTCAAGAAAGGATGAGTTGCGTCGATAATACCAAGACGGCATGCTTTAACCATTCGATCCCTCATGTCATCAAAAGCATCGGCGACGAAGTTCATCATCAATGATGTGGTTTGATCTGGAGCATAAAATGAGACCGTCTTTAAGTATTGGGGTAACGGGACAATGGCGTTACGGTCCAAATCCACTCTGCCATAGCGATTGCGCTCGGCAAAATTGAAATCAACGATTTGTTCGGGCGGCACGTCGCCCCATGCCTCGAGGCGGTATCTTGCTCGCTCGACGGCAAGGTTGGTTATTGATTGTGTGTTGTTCGTTGCATTATACTTTGCCATTGTTTAAAATCCTATATTTCGGAGTGGACCAATAGGTCATTGGCGTAAAACGTTTGACTTTCAGTCTTAAGAGTGTAAGTAGGTATGTATAAAAGAGCGGCGGCATGAATAATCTCAAAAGACTCCAGTGTCTTCTGTTTGTTCTGTAAAGATAATAGCTTATCTTTTAGTTTGATTTGCGCAGTGTCAATATTATATCTATATCTACTATAATTTGGATGACAAGATGCCCAACCCTTGTTAAGAACAAACAATGGATGGTCCATAGTACCAGTAATCGAGCTACCATCATCAAAACTATATTTAATTAAGGTATTTTTGAGCGGTTCGCCGATGCCAATTACCTTTTCAGGGCCATTGATAGTCATGATATTGTCACCAACGTTAACCTCATCAATTCTTTTTTGCGAAAGGTCAAACATTGTGACCATAGTTTCCGCAACAAAGCAGCAGTATTCTGGTCGTGCGACACACAAGGCTTCTTCGTTGGAGATTGGTATGCCCCTGGAGACTTTTTCCTCGACGATGGCTTCTTTGGAATGACCTTTCCTCGACATCTCGGCCTCGAGTTCCAGCCCCGCCCCTTCCAAATCGGCATCCCTCTCTTTGCTTAGGCGTTTAAAAGGAAGAATGGGCAGTACAGCACTGTCATTAATGGTTTTAGCATTTATCGTTTCTTTGTAGACTCGTTCAGCGTAGCTTGACTCCTCGTCGATTCTAGACAATTTGCCTCCCAAATCGGCGGTGCCGGCTACTAATTTATCCATGATAGTCTGACAGGATTGATTTGAAAGTGTGTCGGCTTGGGTAATCTGCGGTGTTTTCTCTTCTTTAACAAGACCTAGGCGCTGTTTGTCAATGGAACCATCTCCAGAATAGAAAAACTGCGCTTCGACTTGGGTGTTGTACACACCGGGAGAAATAACAGATTTGATTCTTGTTATCAAATGATACCCTCCGAGGCCGAGCTTATTTGCTGCGGATTTAGAATTGTTGGGAAAGCCAAGGGCGAGGCCGCCAATACCCAACGGGTTAATGTATAATTCCATGCCGGGAAACCATAGTGTATTCCCAACCATATCAATTGTGGCTTTATAAACAGCACCCAATTGTAACAACCCATCTGCACCTTGATTTAGAAAGCGAGACTCTCGGATATACTGAATATCTGTTCTATCAAAGCCCACTTTCTTGATAACGCCTGTGCGTCCGCCGATGTGGATGTGATGTACACCACGCTTGCGGTCTTCTAGTTCATCTCCAGTACCCGGGTGATTCATTGCTGGTGAAACAACAGGGTAAACAAGCATATATTGATAGAACCTTTGACTTGTGCTTGCGGTCCCGACTCCGGGGGTAACGTCATAGTGAGTCAACGGAAGACTTGCTTCATTGTTTTTGTAGGTGCCATCATAGTACTTTCCTACTTGAACCACCAAGCGATCCAAACCATCTTCCTTTTTGGCGGAGGTGGAGGAGGAGGTTGTCATCCAATAGAAAGGATCTTTGGTTAATGAGGTGTTGTTGCCGACGATTGCGGTATGGGGTGCGGCCATAAAGGTACCAGTTTTAAACGAAATTTTCATAACTTGAGACTTGTTTCGGCATTTGTCGCTCAACAGTTCCGTTATAAAGTGGTTACACAAAGTTCTCACAAAATAAGCAATCGGAAAGGATTGACGTTTTGCTTTGACAACGTGTTGAGTGTACCATTCAAAAAAGTAATCACAAGATACTGGTATATCTGCAATGTTAGCTATTCTGGTTCTTCCGTCGTAATCAACGTATTCAAAGCTTCCCAACAATAGCTTGGTCTTTTCTAAGTCTGGTTGTAGTTCGGTGTCGTTAATCACGTCAAGGATTGTGTATATCAAGTCACCCATAAAGAAATAATTAACACGAATATTTTTAGAAACGTTCTCATCTACCCACTTGTCTCTCGTAAGCGTAAAACTAGCGGAGTTGATGTTGTCTGCTTCCGATGCTTCTTTTAAGCGCTTTTTCGTGTCGCCGTCGGCATTAGCTAATTCTGATGCTTTTTGTTTTTTATAATTCATATACTTCGGTCTATTTTTAAAATAGCCAATGCGTTCAAATTCATTTTTTTGAGCTTCATCAACATCGACAAAAAATATCTTGTCTCTCATGATCAGTCTTCTCATTATGGATTGGTGAGCATTTTTGGTGATTAATTCATTTTGCCTGTCGATCTCTCTTCTAAGCTTTATAAGATCCTGTCTTGTGCAGTTTTGCATTTTTGCGTCAATAATCGCTTTCTTTTGGGCCTTTTTTAGTCGGAATGTTTCGGCGTCCAAGAGGGCATTAAACCGATTGGTCTTAAGGGCAGTCTCAACATACGCTCTATAATTGATATCGATTTGGACAGCACCGGTATCTTTAATATCCATTTTGTGATCGACCATCGTTAAGTAAAATGACTTATTGCTAGCGTTGATTATGTCCTTTAGTTGGTTATAGTAGTCATTCTCTTCATCAACAACGTAAAGACCTTGTTTTCGTGCGATCTCATTAATTTTATATCTTGAGGATTCCGATGGGATATTCCAACCAACATCTGCTCTTATTCTATAGTCCGATGGGTCATATTCCTGCTTTGTTCCGGCGTCAAAGTCACGCTTGCGGAAGGATTCTGTTTCGCCCTGTTTTTTAGTTTGGCGGCGATTGTCCGGATAAAGTACCATATCCACAAAAGCATATTCCTTCTTGCTGATAGAGTTTTGTCTTGATTTAAAGAAGTCGTCAAAAGACTGGAAATACAAAGAAAGGTCACAAGATATATCATTTCTTGCAGTTGCAGGGGTTGTTCCTTCATAAACCCATGAGAAACTTTTTATACCCGCGCCGCTGCCTTTGTCGAACTCCTCACTCATCAACTCTTCTATTCGATCTGCAACAGTTGTGAGGCCATTCACATCCGGAAAGCTTAAACCTTCTTGTTGAAATTCGAACTCACATTCTTCCAATGAGCCCTCACCATTGCTATAAACTTGATAAATTCTTATCTTTGGTACCAACATGGCAACGATGGCTTGGGGAATATTCATAAAAGCGTATAGGTTGTTGCTAATAAACAACTTGTTTACAATTGTGGATTGATCGGGTATGCGATCGCCGCTTCCTCCGCCTTTGTCCTCAAGCATCCAAAACCGGCCATCATATGGGCCATTTCCTCGAGTGTGAATGCTTTGGCCTTTGCGTTTTTTATTGGAAATCTCAGCATTAATTCTAAATCGATGAGCTTCAACAAATTGTTCCATATTTAACATGAGAGCACATTGTTTAAAGAACTTTTGTCTTTTCTCGATCTCTTCATCGGAGAGAGCACCGGCGCCGGGGGTCTGGTTTGCACTGGTGATTCTGTTGCCTCTTAAGTCCTCGTCAGCATCCCGCTTTGCTTCAGCAAGGGCGTTGGTGTCTAGTTTTTTCTCTTCTTTGTCTTTTTTCTTAAGAATCTCAATCAAGAAACTTTCTTGATATTCCATCTTGGCATGGCCGACATACCAAGCACAGATAGCCAAAGCTGTTTGGTCTACAAAAATCTTTTCGATGGCATCTTTAAATTTCTTATGTTCATCGTCATCGACGGCATTGAAATAATGGATTTCTGGATCGTAAGCACCACTATCACCCTTGTGCATCAATCTCTTGCCGACGGGTTTTGATTTTTTATCGAAGGTGATCTCTGGATATTTTTTAAATCTATAAGCGTATTCATACTTTTTGGCACGATGTTCGTGGCCTTTGGTACCCATGGGTGCGAACTGTTGGACTGTACTACGATATGCATCGTAAGTCTTGAACCAATGGAGTAATCCCCGTTCATATGATTCTTCAATCACGGAGCCCCATCCGCTATCTTCAGTAAAATCAAAACGAGTATGATCTAGGCTTGGTGGAGCAGGAGGGTTGAAAAAATTGCTATCCCATTGGCCTTTATTCTTTTTGAAATGTTTAGCTAGTTTGCTATAGACACCCGGTAGGTCGTCGATGATCTCAGCTTTTGTCTTGGCTACGCCGCCGAGATAAAGCTTTCCATCCGGGTTTTTTGCATACCACTCATTTATCATCTTTTTAAACTGTGGAATTTCAAAAGCCACAGAAAAATGCGATTTATCCTTGGAGGGAACGGCGGTGATGGGGCTGTAGTCTGTGTTGTAGAAATCCGCATTGTGTATCAGATCATAAATTCGATAATCTTTGGCGTTGACCTTGCCAAGATTAGTTCCATCGAGACCATTAAGAAAATTAAACACCAATATTCCATTGGATTTGTTTAAATACAAATGCCACAACTTGTGAGGCTTGCCAAAGGGGGCGTTTTCGCGCCAAATGTCCCATGTTGCGGTCCAGTGCGCTCTATAATCATGTTCCATCGATTTGAAATTTATTAGTTCCGCCTCTTTCTTTTCCCAATGCTGCATAACAGTGGCTGGGTATCCCCAAAACATATTAGACGGACATGGCGAAACATCGGGTGTTTTTTGTATCCACTTTGCGGCTTTTTCGTTGGTTGTGGGGCCTTGGATTTTACTTATCAATTTTTCTGCATCTTCTCCGGGTTTGGCCGGACGCCAACCGCCATCGTTTCTGACCCACCACCAGTTATTTGGCTCGAAGGTCGACATACGAGGCCATTCAGTATTATCATCAATTTTTGTAATCATACGAGATTGCGATGGTTTGGCGTGTTTAATTTGATTGATTGAGGAATTGAGCTTTTTAATGATCTTGTCAATATACAATTTTCGACTGGGAAGTTTTAAGTCGATTGCAGCTTGGGCTGAAGAGACGGCTTGTGCAAAAATTGGCCACTTTTCAATGAAAGTTTTCATCAGCAGTGGTGAATTGGTAAAAGCCTTCGAAGGGACACTAGCCACATTGGTACAATAGCCACCGCGCCACCCCCAGCAGTCTTCCCAACCGGTGGCGCCGGCTTCTCGGTGCCAATAGGTAAAAAACATATATTGTGCGCCTCCCGAGTATGTATAATTGGAGACATCGGAAGCCGGTGCTCGAGATGGAATTGTACCATCGAGACACACTTGTATTGCATCAAAAACTAAACGGTATTTATCGGGCAAGGGCCAAGAGTTTGGCTCTTCAGCATGAACCCATTCTTGCATCATTTGGTTACCATATGTCTGTAAGGCTTGTTGAAATGGGAGGTGTGCTTTGTATGCGTGGTGTTGGGGTTTCAAATACATGTTTTCTACACCGTCGATGAATCCATCCCAACTTGTGTTGGCGAGGTCGTCGGGGGTGACCTCGCGGTTTCTTACGCGTATTTTCATCCAGAAAGGTAGTTGGCTGGTTCCAGAGACATCGCCACCGGGAGTGGCGTTTATCCATGGCCCAGCTTTGAGATAATAGAATCTATTGTCGGTTGTAAGGTATCGGTGCAACACGTGGTCTTCGTCATTGGCGAGGTCTGTTTTCAGCGCACCTTGGGGCGATTCCCACTGCTTAATCTCGTTCTCCTTAATTCTTACAATTGCTTGTGCATAGCAGTCGCGTTCGCTTGGACCTATCGCTGGTGCCTTATCGTAGAGCCATCGGGACCAAATCGCTTCTAGAATCAAATCAGAGTTCTCAGCGTTATAGCGCTTCTTGCGGTATTTGTTTTCAGTAAATAGGGCTTTATAGTCTGCCATTATACTTGTCCTAGGTAATTGTAAACAGCAGAAAGCGGATAAGGAATTTTTATTGCTTGCCCTTCTGTTAAGTGTTGCTCCGTGGGGGCTTGGTTGTATTGGGCTATGATCCACCATAGTTTGGGATCATTGTAATATTTTTGAGCCAAAACATAATACTTGTCTCGCGATGACCAAACATGAGTAAAGAAAGAAATCAAGGTTGATTGTTCATCAGTTGGATAAAGCAAGGTTGGAGTCGAGTATTGATCAATTGACTTGATATCTCGCTCTTCGAAATGCTTATCATACATTTCGTGTTGGTTTGTTGCCAACTTTCTTCTGTTATATCTTGACATTTTTGTTTCCTTTTACCATGGTTTGGCTTGGCGGCCAAGCTCATGAGTGTGTTGAACGGTTAAAGCGACGGAGCAGGTCCAGACTCTTGGGTAGAGATTTTCACCGTCAGAAAAGAATCCTGCTTCAATGGCCGGAGATAAAGCAAAATTCTCGACATGACAAATCAACGCAGTTAATTTAAAACTATAAGAAGGGTTAGGGCCATCTTCCGGATCGTAGTCATAATAATGATTATCGTCTCTATTTTTGATTAAGTTCCCCCAAGAGACGCCGATGATGGGTGGCTTGCCTAGTGGTAGGGAGGCTGGTTGGCGGAGATATTGCTCTGCTCTTTGTTGTGCGGGGTTGGGTGAGTTGCTGTTGCCGCCGGAGAGAGCATTCTGCGAGGTGGTTCCAAATCTGGTCTTAATTGCCCCCATATAGCTTGGGTACAGTTGCATAGCCAAATGGTTTAAGTTTTTATAGTTGAATAGGGCTGCTTCCAGATCCATTGCTGGTGTCTTCCACGAAAGCGAAATTGTTCTCTTGGTGTTTTTAAATCCAACAATAGAGTCGGTCTTGCCATAGTATTGTTGAGCATCCCATGATGATGAAAAGGTCTCATCGAAATCGTTAACGTATGCGTAGAATATAGCCCGTTGGGCAGAGTGGTCGGCGGAGAGATAGTGGTCGGCGCCTAGTGTATTCCCGCCGGAGAAGCGAGTTGGGTGGAAGGCATAAAACCTTATATATGCATTCGTGTCATCAGCATATTTTGTCAATTGATTTGACGGTGATGAATATGTTGCAGTGGGCATGGGCATTGATTAACTCTCCAGCAATAATTAGTATTAATATTGAAATATATCCGACATTGGGTTACCCATGGCGTCCCAACCCAATGGATCTTCATGGATTACATTAAAATTGCAAGATATCGAATACACTTTGGGGTAGGAGCCGGGTCGGACCTGTTCCTTTTGTTTTGTTATTGGGTTAAGAACCTCGCCGGCACACTCAGTGAAATATCCTTCATCTAGCATTGGCTTAACAGAAAGGCCGTCTAAATATCCCATGAGGGGCTTGCCATCGGCAGCGGAGATAAGATTGGCGTATTTTATACTTATAAGTGGATTTTCCATCATGGTTTGTGTGTGAAAATAGCCATGGTGCTTCGTGGTGGTTTGTTTTCCCCACCAATGGGCGATTTGAGATTTATCTGGGTTTTGCTCTTCATATTCCTTGTGTTCCAAGAATTGTTTTGCGTGAAAATACTTAAGATATGAGTCGGTTGCACCTTTAGGCATTTTTACAACAACAGAAAATGGGTCGATTGGATAATTTGGGTTGTACTTTTTGGGAACTTTTTGGTTTGTAATATTCTCGTATCTTGGATAAAGCATACGAATCAAAAGTCTAGTCATGAATCGGTTATACTTGGCGTCATAAAGGTCAACCGAGGGAACATTCCAAGACAAAGACATTGATCGTTTTGTGTTGCGATAAGACATAATTGGATCATTTCTTCCATATACTTCTTCGGAGTCATAAGTTAGAGAAAAGGTTTGGCTCATTTCTTGAATAAAGGCGTGAAAGTGTAAATCTTCCATTCTCCCATACGGATCGCCAAATATTAAATCACCTCCGTGACAAGTCGCGTACTCTGTAATCTTTCCGCTTGGATAATTCATGATTACTTCCTCACACTAGGTATTTGGGCCTTTATATAAGCTTGGAAGGTTTTGACCCCTCTACCGTCATCAACAACAAAGTTAAGATCTTTGAACTCGTTCTGAACAGATACCTTGATGGCTTGTTGAGCTTGTTGGCTTGAGGCAGCCTGTTTATTAAATACTGAGTTGCCCACCTCGGCTGTTGAGATAGAAGCCAAACTGGTTAGGGTCGATATGATTTCGACTCGTCTCTTACCGGACCCAATGGCGGAATCGATCTCGCTGACACCGTTGGCGATTGCTATCATGCTTGCGGCAACACCTTCAAAAGACGATGCCATGTTGGCGGTATCGTTCATGGTTTCTGCGAGGGCTTTCATGCCGGCACCGCCAATAGATATCGTGGTTTTTTTGGCTTTGGCATACATTGTCATTCCGGTCAGACCAGATAGCGTAATCGGATTACCGGCTGCTGTGGCAGCGTATACAATATCCCAAATACCGGCGGCCATTGCTTTTGAATCTGCTGCTGTTCCTCGTATTGATTTTCCAAATTTAGCCATGCTGTCAAACATGCGAGTGATCATATGGATCACCAAGCCGATGGCCAATGTTACACCACCGATTGCAAGAGCGAACACGCCAAGACCCGGAGCGGCGCCTACAGCAACGGCTCCAAGTGTTCCAGTAGCCACAGATGCACCGAGAAGAGAAGGAGCCAGCATAGCAAGTCCTAATGTCATTATGGTGAACATTGCCATAGCCTGTAAGCCCTCCGCGTTAAGATTCCCAAAGCTTTGAGCCATTAATGCCATCCCGACTGATGCTAAGGCTATGCCGGCGCCCATCATTAAAATCGCAAAACCAACAGCCATAATCGGACCAGAAGCACCGGCGGAAGCGCCGCCCATACCAGCCAGAGCAAAGGTCATACCAACAAAGCCAGAGATTGTGACAGAGATGATGGAGACCAATTCACCAGTGTTATCCTTCATATCAGCCATTGCATTAGCAAGATCAACAAAACCCTGAACAGCAATATATATACCTACGCCGGCCATTAAGATAGCGGCGCCGATGGCTGCGGTTGCAGCGGCTTGGGCCCAGAGTGCAGAAGCGTTGGCTGTGGATGCAGCGGTGTTAGCTTGGGTGAGGGTCGTTTGGGCAGCGGTTTGGGTAGCAGTTAAGGGCGCTATGCCTTGTTTGGTGAGTTCAGCAGAGGTGGTTGCTGCTGTTTGTATTGCTGATAGCTTGCTCATCAACATATAGCTTCTGATGGCACCGGTCAGTATTGGGATTCCAATAATTGCAGCCTGAATAGCGGTATAATAGCCCACCCATGTTCCCCAGTTGTCTTTTATCGAATGAAAGAGGTCGACCATGGTGTCGACAAACCCCAAAAAGCTCGCGACAACATTATCTATATCGACCTTCTCGGCCAATTGTATCAAATAGCCAGTAAATTGGTGCATCTTGGCAATGACAGCGTCAGTGAATATCTTTGAAACCATCAAGTTGAAAGCAATCATTAGCTTTTGTTTGGCAGGTAAGGCTTTTTTCACTGCGGCGTCTACTCTTTCTTGAGCTTCAGCTTCTTTTGCCATGGCGGCTTGAGCTTTTTGGTAATCTCCCATTGATCCGCCGAATATGCGTTGGGCTTCGTTCATGTCACTGATACCAGCGGCGGCGGCAATTGCTTTCTTTGTAAATCGATCCATATCTCGGAAAGCCATTCCGGATGTCTGGACTTGTAAAATAAGAGTCTCGATTCTTTGATCTTCTGTCATCATCAACATCTCTGTTGCTGACATTTGAGATCCTAATATTGCGTTTAATTTCCCTACTGTCTCGGCAGCACCTTGGAAAGTATCGAATTTGTCTGCAACGGCTAACATGCCTTGCATTGAAACCCCGGAGCGGTGGGCCATGGCGGCTAAATTACTGAATATATCTTTGGCTCGGTTGCCATAAACGGCTAATTTGGGTGTAGAGGCCATAAGGTCTCGAGATATTCGTTGAGCACTAAGGCCGATGTCTTGTCCCATCATCAAGATTTGGGCGGCGGACTCTTGTGCATCGGTTGCAGTCTGCCCCACAGTCTTATTGAAAAAGTTCATAACTTGGGCTGTTGATTCGCCAGAAACGCCTAATTTTTCCATCTGGCTGGTGAATACGATCATCGATTGTTGAGATTCAGCGGAGAGTTGAGTGAACGCAAAGAAATTTTCGTGCAAAGAGCCAAGCGCTTTGCCCGTTTCGGCGGCCGATATACCAAAACGTACATTTTCAAACGTTGCGGCACTCATTGTGGCATTATATTTGTCGCCTGCTTGGGTTAGGGCGGAAATTGAATTTTGAGCTTCATCAAGGGCAAAGATCATATCCATGGTGTGTTTGATAATGGAATCTAGGATTGCCAAAGGAAGGGTTGCTATTGCCATACCAATACCCTTAAAGAAGGCTGTGCCTCCACCGGGCTCTTTGAGCACATTGAGCATTTTAAAAAGCTTGCCGGCATAAGTGTCTTGGGCTTTGGTGGCCAACCCTATTGAACCAGCGATGCCTCTGAATAAATCATCTCCAGCTTTTCTAGCTTGCTTTTGGGCGACAGTTTGTTTTTTAGCTTGTTCTCGGAGCTTTGTTGTTGAGTTGAGTAACTTATCTGTCTTTGCTATCTCAGCGTCTAATAATTCAATAGCTTCAGTGTTTTCCTCGTTGGTTGCGGTTCGTTGCTTCATCAACTCTTCTTTTGCTTTTTCAAGCTTGAGCAAATTATCCATTCTTTCTTGACGTTGACCGAGGGCGAGATTCAACTGAGCTTCAAGCCGGAGTTCTTCGGCTCGGTCAGATAGGCGTTTAGCATTTTGCTCTTGAATAGCCTTGTTTGCTGCCATCTTACGAGCAACCTCTTTTGGGTCATCCCCTTCTTTGATCTCTTGTAGTTTTGAGTCGCCGCCGCCACCAGATTTGGCATTGTCAAGCTTTTGACTCATCTCTTTGAGGACTTTAAGTATTTCAGCATCCATAATTATTATTTCCTATTTGAACGGCCATTGTATTCCAGTTAGGCGTTCAAACTGGTTTGTTGCTTTGTCTAATTCTGCTTTGGCTTTGGCTGTTATCATATGGTCATCGCCATACTTCTCAATTGCAATAATATAGTCTCTTTCTCGGCCTAAGGCCTGAGCATATGCTTTAATATCGCGGTACTTTCCTCGAATTATGAATTCTGGTTTTGGTGACCCATCGTCATCTTCTGCCATGTATTTCATTGCTTGGTCTGGTGACATGGTGCCGACCATTTGTGTTTTGTCTCCGAACATCCTTCCTAGTAGCCATTTAGACCAATAACCCACAGCGCTTAAGTAGTCTTCGGTCAGAAGGCCTTCGTTTTTACTAAAATCAATCACCATAATTCAATACCTCGCATAGTGTAAATAGTTTGATATAAAAAATGCCCTTGCGGGCATTAATTATCTTTTAGAATTGTTCTTATCCATTTGAGCTTTTTCGTCTTCAAATTGCTTCTGTAGTCTCTTTAGAAACCACGTTCTCAAACCAACCGGAAGATTATAAACTTCAATGAATGACCAACCGCCGTGATGCTTGAGCAGAAAGAATTGCTCATACACCGACTCCATGTATTTATCGGTCAGGCCAAAAAAAGTCTGCCCCAAAGGGCACCTCCAGTTCCTGTTCGTGGCCACAGGACTGGCAATTAAAGTCGTTAACTATTTTAACGTCTGGGGAGATGGCTTTGTAGATTGTTCTAATGAAGCGCATGTCTCTCGCTGGAGCGTTAGTTAAGAAGTGGTTGATAGCTCTACGGTCTGTGTAACCTTGAACTGATGTGACCATTCTCTTGTATTGTTCTGACATGTTGGTTTCGGGCATTTTGTTTTTCTTGTTGGATATCATGATGTGACTAATATAGTTTTCGTCTTCACCAGTCATCAACTTGAGTTCAACTCTAAATTTGGAGACAGGGACAGTTACAAGATAAGTTCCATTCGGAGTCATCTCGACATCGCCGATCTCGGGCATTGTTCCTTCATGAACCTTGGGATTTGCAAGATCAAATGAAACCATTGATCGTTCTCCACATGCTGGGCAGCCAACACTGGTTTCGTAGTTTTCGCCATAGCCGGAGGCTCGGGCAGCAACGATAACAGCGTTACGGTCACCAATAAGCATATCTTTTGGATTCACTCGCTTATCTTTCATAATGCTTTGAAGAAATCGCTCAATTGCTAGATTCTTCTTTAAAAGAGCACGGGAAGTAAGGATGTCCTCTTCCTTTGCTGTCATATACTTAATCTCGACCACTTCTTGGTTATAAAGCGGGTGGTTGGTGGGATACCCCTTACCTTTCGACGGAAGAGTTACAAAGTCGGTAGGAGTCACAAACTCCAATGGGCTTCTTGATTCTTCCTGATTTTCTGTTGTTGCAGCTTCTATTGCTGCGGATGCATCACCGGGATTTTGAACTCCGGTTCGCGTTTCGTTATTTCTACTCAATTTTCACCTCTTATTTGTAGTTTATGGTAACTGTGTTTGCCTGGTCTTGGCTTCAGCCTGCGTCGTACCTGCTGCTTGGCTTAGATTAATGTCACTTGTGGTTCCACCAGCAGGCTCCAAGACCGCAAAGTCATAACCCAATGTCATTTCAATTGTCATTAGGTCATCTGATTCGTAATTTAAGTCGCCAAATCGAACGGCTTTATAAAACCACCCGTCAAGCTTCCATGACTTCTTAACTTTTCCGTTAGAATCTATCAATTGGATTCGAAATATACCAAGAGTATTGAAAGAACCCTTTGATATTCCAGATCCACAAGAAGCACCTCCGGAATAACCAGCAAGATTCAACACATTCATTATTTCTTCTGTTTTAGTGCCGACATCAACCAAAGTTATTGTAACATCGTTCCACACAAGCATGCCGGGATACTTAAATTTGTGATTCACTAGTTGATAGTCGGTCATTCCTATCTCGAAAGAAGGAAGAGTGCAGGACTTAGCCCACCACCAATAGTCTCCGGGAGGGGGGGTGGCTGGAGTGGCAGCTTTGGCGGTGGCTTTGGCGGTACTGGCTAGGCCTGTGGTTTGTGCAGTATTTTTTGTTTGTTGCTTCTTAGCATTCTTGGCTAAATTTGCGTTCTGTTCGGCTAAAGCACCACGAGGCGTAAACACAATTCGAAATCGATTCTGTTTAGCTGGCTGTAAATCTGGAGAATTCCAAAATGACACGGTTGTCGCCTATTATATTTGAGGGTTGCCAGATTGATTAGATCCGCCAACATAGCGATCAGCTTTTTCTCCAACTTCATCGTTGTAGACACCACCACCTTCAGAGAGGATAGTGCATTCTGCCCAGTCGTAACGGAATTCGATTGAGATCTCTCGCAACTCATCTGAGTCATAAGAAAGATCGCCATACTTGACTGATTTGATGAATGGATTCTGTAGTGCCCATTGTTCAAGAGCATTACCGTCTTGATCGATTGCTTCAATAACAACTTGTCCAATACCGGCAGTAACTGCTTCAGCTTTAGACAAAGATCCCCATGCGCCTGTAGCGTTAGGAGAAGATGGCATAAAGTAGCCAGACTTAGCCAACATTGCATTGGTCATACCAACTGCATCGGGGTTAACGGGGTCAACCAAAGTGGCTTCAATAGTGTTCCACTCGACTCGTCCGGGATAGTAAAATGTTTTATCAACAAAAGAGTGCTTAACTTCTCCAACCGTAAAGGCAGGAACAGTAACTTTTTTGGCAAACCAAATAGCTGCTTCTCCATCGACTGCTGTGATGGTCAGTCTAAATCTAAATTGCCTCTTAGGCTCTAATGCTGTTGAAGTCCAAAATGACATGTGTTAGTATCTCCTATTATACTCTAACTAGTAGCTTGATTAAAATTCTACGCCTGATCTTGTTATAATGAAGTCTACAGCGATGAACTCAATTGAGCGGGCTGGCTTCACAAAGATTTTAGCATAAAGAATGTTTCGGTCAACCAGATCAGGTGTAGTGGTCGTGTTGTCCAGAACAATCTTGTACTCTGTCACACCAAGTCTGGTTTGAACAGAAGAAAGTACTCGGTCTGCTTCCGCACGGAAACGTAACCAAGTAGTGTTGACATTTTGGTCAAACAATATGGTGTCTGCAATGTTCTTGATAGCTTTCTTCAAGAAGATCATCAAGCGGCGAACGTTGATACGATCAAGAGCAGATGGTGTCTGTTGAAGAGTCTTTTGACCGAATATAACGATCTCATTGATTGCAGGGAATCTTGCGATTGGGTTAATGTTTGCTGCATAAAGGTCATCTCGGTTGTCTTTGGTTAAGTGTTCCCAAGTTCCAACAACTTGTGGACCTTTAGCTCCACCTAATTGACGTATACCGCCACGGTTGAAACCGGCGGGAGCAAACCAAGGCTCGGAAACTGCTTCTGAGCGGGCAATTGCGCCGATGGCAGCAACAGATGGGGGAGCCATGATGACATCGCCGTTACCGGAGATTGTGTCACGAAGACGAACCCATGGATAATAAGCTGCACCATAACTTGTATTGATATCGCGACCAACTAAGGTTGAAATGGTTGTTGAAACAGAACCATTAACGTTAGCTGTTGATTCTACTTGTGCAGCTTGAAAACCGTCAGCAAGATCGATAATTCCCAAAGCATCTCCTCGGTCAGAGCAGATTTCAAGAACTCGGTCAGTGATTTTTGTATTAGTAACACCGGGAATAGACAGAAGGTCGTAAGAAACGATTTCTGAATCTGCAACAGTGTCAAGAGCTTTCATTACACTATAGATAGCATAATTAGTTGACTCAAGGTTGTTGGTACCGTCTCCTAACACTCCGGAGTGGTTTGCAAAAGGATTAGCTTCTTTGATGTTTGTTCCATCAGCGCCACCAAACATTGGTGACTTAAACTTGCGTACTCGGCGAGTGTTAATCAAAGTGTCGGCACTGCCGGCACCAGTAATGGATGTGCTATCGGCTCGAGAACCGGCGACATAGTGAACCAAACCGTTAGTTTCTCGTTTTACTTCATCAAGAGTAAAGATATAAGAAAATTCAGTATTGTCTCCGAGAGAGCCATCTTCCGCAATGTGTTGACTTAGTTCAAAAGTTCCGTCACTAGGGTTGCTTCGTACAAGATCATAGTAACTTTCATCGAAAGAAGTAGATCCGCTGATATGATGATCAACGCCAAGCCATGCGGATGCAGCATAGTTAGTGCTACTTGAGCCGGAAGCATTGGTTGTGGTTAGTCTTAGCTTTGGCCATTCAAATGCCGTTTTCGTGCCATTGACCGTGTGTCCCCAACATTCGCTGCCTATGGTTCCGCCGTAGCCGTCAATCAAGGTGTTTTCGTGCCACTCCATTGAGGCGCCAAAAGCATAAGCTCCGCCGTCTACTGCTAGGACATCTGCATTTCCCTGCTCTGCCTTGAATGGAGAATAAACAATAGGACCTTGGACACCAAATGGCAAAGAGCCAAGAGAAGTCATTGATCCGTTTTTAACTGATTCTGCTAATTCAATCCAAATGTAGTCAGAGCGATTGGCATACTCGCCTAATACTCTGTATTTCTTTTGATCAGCATCCCACTCTTGGTTTTGATCTCCAATGCGCTTTGTGATGAAGTTCTCAGATCCGGGATTAAAGTTTAGGTTTTTAAATTGTTCGACCAAGTTGTTTTGCATATCCATGACGTATAAGTGAAAAGTTCCGTAAGGATTTACGTTGTTTCCAAGTCTTTGGATTTCGATTCCAATTTGGTAATTTTTCTGCAACCATTCGCCTTCATGGAGTCCGTTAACTCGGAAAAGCTTTGGTAAATTTGCTCCAACAAAACTAGCGTCGGCGCCAAAGTCTTGAGAAACAAACCAACCGCTTTTTGGAGCGCGGGCTTGTTGGCGGTGATCTTGATAGTGAGGCCAATTGGTCGCAGCACTGGCTCCGCCCATATGAACTAAGATTCCATACTGTTCTTCTGCGGCGCTTTTGGTTTGCAATACCTTTCTATCGACCATCTCTTCAAAAGTTTCGCCTAAGAAAAGCTCGCTAGGAGAAGAGTAGAGTGTAGAATTTGTCTTTTGTGGATTCGTTGGGATAACGTTTCTAATATAGTTCGAGTTTGTATTTGAAGCTGATTTATTAAAATTCACAACATATGAGGTTTCTTTTGTGTTGTTATGATGTAATATTTCAAATTGCCCTCCTTCGCCTGCTATTGATTTGACAATTACTCCGGCATGGGAGTGGGCAGAACCGGCAAGGCCGTGGGTATACGAGGTCCCCTTCAGTCGAAGAGATCCCTTTTCAACGTAAATAACAGCGGCTAAAGTTCCAGTGACTGGATTATCCGCAAGAGAGGATGAAGCGGCGATCCACAGACCATAAGATCCGCCGTTGGTGTCTCTTGCCGTGGTCATGCCTAAAGCAGTTGACCAACCGGCCAACAAACCACCAGTGGTGTGGATCGGATCTTGCTCGCCAGCAAGGCGAACGAAAGTTACAGGAGAACTTTCAGCCGAAAGCCAAGCTTGCGCGGCGTACATTCCATAGGTTGGGCCCATAGATCCATTTCGCCATAGATCACTGCCGGCTTTACCGGTAGATGGGTTGCCGAAAATATCCAAGAAGCTTTGCAGATCTCGGACTCTTACGGGTTTCATTGCGGGACCAGCAGGGGCAGTTCCGATAATCAGAATACCGTCTTGTGCCGTCTCGGCTGGGACTTGTGATTGATCTACTTCTCGTAGCAATACTTCGGGTGACAAAAAATCAAATTTAACAGGCATTAAAAAACTTCTCCTTTTTTAACTATATCTTGTAGTAAATAGTATCTTCTTCATTGAATAACCATTATTCTCTGTATTTACCATCATCTTTGGCCCATGGTCGTAAATCTCCTGTAATAACTCGTTCCCGGGAGATTCTGACCTCGACCTGATTCTCTCTGATAGTTACTTTAGGCCTTGGATCATTGGGACCTTCACCTATTAAATAGCCTAGAACTTTGACTTCGACCTTTGTTTCAAATTTTCTTTCTTCCTCTCCGAGGTTTGTAAGATTGTTTGAATCAGAGAAATCTTGCTCAATAAAGCCTTCAAACTTGTGATTGTCTTTGCCAAAGATGAAACCGCTGATGTTTCCGGTGCGGGTAATAAATGGTTGTATCATTGTATTCATTTGTTGTTGATACTCAGATCGCAGAGTAACTGAGTATTTAACAGTGACATGAGTAGGAACTGGTATAGATAGGGTCTCATAGACCACTTTCTTGTTGTCTTTAGGTCCAGTGTATTCACTGGTGCCTCCGGGGGCCTTGCCTTTAATGGAATTGCGAAAGTCTTTGTTTGCAAAGTCTCTGGATTTCTTTTGGCTGATGCGGCGAGCTATTTGAATGGTTCCACCTTTATAGTCTCCGGGGTATTGGGAGTCTGGTGGGAAGTGAGCTTGCATTGCTCCTTTGAATTGTTTGTCTTTGGTAATAGAAGTACGAGTGACTGTGATAATTGGCAGCTTTAGTTTACCAACTGAGTCTCTCAACTCTTGACTGTGTTTGATTTGGTAAGCTCGTTCGGCTGAGAGCCACAGAACAGGAACCTTGTTCCATCCAGCATTGCTGTTGGTTGATATATTCAATGACTCATCGACCCATTCATAGAATGCAGTGTCAATGGTTTCCATTGTTGATGGAAGGAACTCGATATCTCTTGTTTTACTTTGCATTGAATAGTCCATCCCGTGCTCTTATACAGTCAGCTTGTATTTCGAATTGATTGTCGGCTTGGCCGAATAGATGTTTTGGTTCATTAAGCTTTACTATCTCATAATAGATAGAGCCATACTTAACAAAGTCTCCTTCTCGGACAAACAGGTTCTGATCTTCAGTTATTCTTCGCTTATGGAACATAACCTTGAGGGCTGTCTTCTTATCTAGTCCAACGTTTTCCATGAACATGGTTTCGACTCCACCATACTCCACTCTAGCGTACACTCTTACCGGTGGTAAGAAAGTTTTTTCTATGGCCTCGCCATATAGCGGGTGAAAGTTGGTGTGATCCATGTCAATTGGGAAATAAAGCACTTCTTGACCAACAACGCGCTCAATAATCTCGTCATTGACTTGTTTTACTAAATCTCGCTCCTTTTCTCCGAAAAACATCGGGGGAGGAGGTTGTTCAGGTGCTTTCCACTTGTCATCTGCCATCTAGTTACCCCACGAACACAGGAAGTGGTGACTTCTCTTGTGTTTTGAGTGAATTTTCGCCCATGGCGGCTTCTTTTTCCATTATCTTGTCGTATGTCATCTCATCAAGTACGGTTTTTAGTTCGTCTCGGAGGGTTGTTTGTTCATCTTTGGCTTGACTAAGCAAGTCTGAAGCATTTAGAGAAATATTGTCTCCGGGAATTGGCACATTGCCTCCAAACTTGCCTCGGACTTGACCAAGGGTCTCTTTTGAAAGGGCAAGAGCGAATCTTCTGATCCATTGTTTACCAATTGAGTTGATTGTGTTGAACGCAATGTTCTCAAATGGAAGATTGCTCATATTGTTGACGCCATTTAGGCCATCTTCGTTGTTGCCTTCGTCCTCGAATGGGCCAACTTTGATTGTAAATCTGATCCAGAACTTCTCAGGTGACATGTCGGAGGAAGGAACAGGGTATAAACGTAGCTTGTTATCCGAAACTTCATATGAAAAATGCGATGTTCTCGTATAAAGGTGGTCTTCATAGGCTACCGCCTGCATCTTGTTGTGCCATGACGGAATGACCTCAAATGAGCTATCATCTGTGTACTGTCCATAGCTGCTCATGTTACCCACAACATTCAATCCGCCATAATAACCATAGAATCTCCATACGGCGAAGGGCGTTCTGTAATAAACGTTTTTAATTGTGATTCTTTTGTCTCCGACCTTGTTATAATAAGGATAAGCAGCGTGATCGGTGTTAACTGCCGATGCTGATACTATCTGTTGAAGATCATAGTCTTGTTGGTCATTTACCACATCGAAGGAAGCTGAGTAGATTTGCTCTGTTCCGCCAATTCCGGCTGTGGTTGAGTAGGTATCACTTAAACGATTTGAAGCTTCAAAGCGAATCTTTGGAAACTTGACATTGGCTCCGACATTTGCAGCGGAACCGGATGCAGATCCAGAGAACTCACCTGTGTGATCAAAAGAGCCGGTGGTTGCTCCGAGAGCGGAACCAAGCGAGTTCTTTGATTGATGTATGTTGACGAGATAAGAGTACTCAAGACACGCTTCTTCGTAGTTAGCGTATACATTTTGCTCTGTTATCTCGAGATCAAGTATGTCACCGCCGAGCTTCTTATAGGTATAAGCGACTTGAGCCGCAGCACCAGATAGGAAGTCAGCAGAGCCTGTGTACACGCCGATTGGGCATGCATTTGAAACTCTTTCTGTCGATCCGTTTGCCGGTAATACAATTGCACTTGTCTTAGCGGCGGGTGTTAAAGTTGGAACAGCCATTCATATAATCCTCCAGTCTCAAGTAAATAGTCCGGAATTTGTTATGCGGATTGTTTTTCAATCGCAGCGATGATTTGACGCTTAGTATTCTTCATGGTTACTCGGCATCCTAGAGTCGTGGCCATCTTTAAAAGTTCGCTCTTTCGGACTCTCGACAGATTGATTGACTCTTGTTTGGGTTGTTGGTTAACAGGCTCTTCATAAGGTTGAATGGTCATGATGACGTTTTCTTCTGTTGGTTGCTCTTCGGCTTTCATCTTTTCGATCATAACAGAATTGTCTTCCAATTCAACAACGGGCTCTGTCTTCATCTGACCTGAAGCTTGTAGTTTTTGTTGTAATTTAGATAACTTTTTCATTCTTTACTCTTTGGAGCAGCTTTTCGTCGTGGGGCTCGCTTGGGTTTGGCTTTTGGCTTTGGAGCGGCTTTGGCTGCTGCTTCTTTTTTTGCTTTGGCCTCGGCAACTGCTTTTGCTTTAGCTTCTAACGCTGCTTGTTTTGCGGCTGCTTCTTGCTTGAGCCTTTCTTCTTCGGCTGCCTTTGCCATTGCTAGAGCTTCTGCTGCGGCTTTCTCTTCGGCTTCTGCTTTGAGTCTTTCATCGATCATATAACCGAGACCAACTCTGCGTAGAATTAGGTCATCTACTTTCTGTCCTGCGTTAAGCTTTCTAAGCGTCATTTTTTTTCTTTTGGATCTTCTGCCCATGGTATACTCTCCTAAGTTATATAATAAATAGTCTCAAATAGAAAAAGCCCACCGAAGTGAGCTTTGACTTAATATCGTGGAGATTAGGGGTTATGCGAACGTAGGTACCACACTACAAATAACGTGTCCGCTAGCTATCCAGTTTGTTCCATCCGAAACAACTTCAACAACAGTACCGGGGTTGGTATCGGCTTCAAATGTAAAGAACGTGTCTGTTAAATCCGATTTAACATCAGTGGTAGCGTCTGAACTGTCTACGTGGGCTAAAAAAGCACCAAGCATAACACCAGAGGGTACAATAACTTTCCACCCAGCGGTGTTCGCTTCAACGGATACTAAGAACTTGATATATGCACCTGCTTTCGGCGCTGGTAAGGTAATTGTTCTTTGAGAAGCGGGATCTCCTGCTAACAAATATAATTCACCGGTTTCAGACGAACTAATAGTTTTATCCGCAGTTCCGTCTAAAGACTCCACTCTTAAAAGGGATGCGTTTCTTGACGCTCTTCCTACTTTAGCCATAATTTATATCTCCTTATATTCAATAAATCTTTTATGCGATCAGTTCGCATTCAGTAGTAAATAGTATCCAGAAAAAGAAAAACCCCCGGAGTTTCCTCCGAGGGCATATTTTTAATTTCCTAAGTTATCTGATATTAGCTACCAGACTCTCCATTAAGTCCACGAACGACAACCAAGCCGTACATATCAGGACGAACCATCTTCTTAGCGTAACGAGTCATGACTCCTTTACGAGGAACGAAGTCCTCAACACCGAAAATAGTTGGTGTGGTTTGCAATGGCACGTAAGGTGCGTATACATAACCGCTTTCAAGGAAAGAGTTACCACGACGACCAACAAGGATCACGTTACGAAGGAAGTAAGGATCAACGATAACGTCGAACTTACGATTCAAAGCACCAGCTTTGACTGCTCCGATGTCGCCTTTGTCTGCATCAGCAGTAACATTAGCACGGAATCCAGAGGTGAACTCAAGAATGTTAGCAACTTCAGGAGAGCAAACGATAAAGTTAGCGCCACCACGAAGTGTCTTAACATGAATTTGAGCAGAAACATCATTGATGGTCTCAATAAGAGTTTCATACCATTCGCTAACAGTTCCAGTGAAGTCTGGAGCAGCAGAAGTTGCGCCCAATTCAGCACCAGTTACACGGTTAACAAAAAGACCGGGAGAACGTGACCAATAGTAAACAGCAGCAGTTGCACCGTTAACAAGATCAGCCAAGATTTCTCTGTCGATTTCAAGAGCAATTTGCTCAGAAAGGATAGAGGTCAACTCAACTTCAGCATCCATATTGTGGTATGCGTTAAGATCTTGACCAAGTTCTGGAGACCATTTGGCTTTCAG